GCAATTTCCCGGCACTGAGCCAGGAAGTCGCTGTCGCGTTGCTCGAACAATGCCAGCTGGGCATCGCGCAGGATCTGGCCGGTGATCATATGACACCCGCCACAAAGAACATGGCCATGACAACAAAGATCCCGAGCAGAAAACCGTTGAAGAAATCGTCGTTCATGCTGCACCCCGCTGAATAAGGTTGGAAACTTGGGCAGCGCCCCAGGTACGGCCACCGCGAGCAGTCTGCACGCCGCGAGCTGTGAGTGCTGCTGCGATTGAGCGCAGGCTGGTGATGCCTGCACGCTGCAGGTCGGCGATGATGGGCATCATGCGAGCTGCGAATGCGTCAGCGTTAGCACGGCCAGCGGCTGCACCGGCTTCTGCTGCTGCCTGGGGGTTTGGGTTACCGAGTTTGACACCGCGAGCCTTGGCGGCTTGCAGTGCTGCCTTGGTACGGCGGCTGATCTCTTCGCGCTCATGCTGGGCAACCACAGCGCGAATGCCGAACTCAAGCGTGCCAGCGTGCGGCATGTCGGCTGCAACGATCTGAACGCCAGAGTCACGCAGGGTCAGCAGGAACGCTGCCTGGCGCGACAGACGGTCGATCTTGGCAATCAGCAGAGCAGCGCCAGTGGCTTTGCACATGGCGATGGCAGCGGCCAACTGTGGCCGGTCATCGTGCTTGCCTGATTCGATCTCTGTGAAGCTGTGGATGATGCCGTCAGCGTATGCTTTGACTGCGGTGTGCTGGGCTTCGAGGCCGAGGCCAGATTGGCCCTGGCGCTCAGTAGAAACTCGGAAGTAAGCTACATACTTGCTCATGTTTTGCGCTCCTGTATCTCGGTGGCGTTGCGGTCTTGAGTGACCGTAGACAGAGACTCTCATATATCGCCGGTATATGTCAACACCCCAAACCAAAATAATTTTAGGTGCTGTCAAATTGGCAAGCGTTGACGGCGTTACGGTCTTGGAATTATATTCGGGCGATATACAGGGGGGGAGTTATGAAACAGGGCAAGATGTTTTTAATGCGTATGCGGCCAGAGGTAAGGCAGCTGCTAGACCAAGCGGCTGCAGAGCAGCGTCGCACCAGGGTGTCGATTCTGGAAGAGCTGATACTGGAAGCCTATGGCAAGCGCTACCAGAGCACGCAGGATCGGCTGAACAAGCTGCTAGGTGGCGCATGAACGGTCGCGGTAAGCGGAATAAGGGTGCTGCAGGCGAGCGTGAGCTGGCCAAGCTACTGACTGATGAGCTCGGGTTTGTGGTCAAGCGCAACCTGGGCCAAGCCAGAGATGGTGCGGACGACATCACGATCCAGCACTTTAGGCTTGAGGTAAAGCGGCAGGAGCGGTTGCAGATTGATGCCTGGTCGCAACAGGTCGAGGCGTGTGCGCAGCCGCATGAGGTGCCGGTGGTAGTCTACCGGCGCAACGGCCAGCCCTGGCGCGTCTGCCTTTTATTGGATGACTTTATACCTATGCTACGAGATCAATTAGAGGGAAACAATGCAAACCAAACTGAAGCTGGCTGATGACACGATGCCGCCAAAGAAAGAAAAGAAGCCGGATGACACGCCGAGTGTGTGGAACCCAAATTTCAAATATAAGCCAGCAGGCACGGCGATGGACTTAGCCGCCAAGTTCAAGCGCATCCAGCGCGAGCAGGCCAAGGCTGCGAAGGCTAACAAGGTGAGGCGCGTCAAATGATCAGACTGTGGCGAGCGTTCAGGATGTGGCGTTACTCCGGCCTTGGGATCATGGCCTCGGTGAAGCAGGCCAGGCGGTATCTGAGGCGGCATGGTGGCCGCAGGTTATGAGCATTGCCAGCACTGCGACAGGCCGCATTGGAAGCCTCGCACGGTGCTGGTGGACGGCGTTGAAGTCTGCACGCACAGCGAAGCCTGGCGCTTCGAATGCGAGGTGAGGTGGGCTCTGAAGCTGCCGGACAAGGCGAGAAAGCCGAAGGTTACCAAGATGCAATATTTACTCAGTGTCGAAGAGCGGCGCGGCATTGAGGGCAAGACCAAGCTGCGAAATGAGATGTTAAGGAGATATAAGAATGCAAAAACCAAGGAATGACCACCGGCTGCTGGACACACTGATTACTGAGCTCAGAGCTCGCAACGACGCTCACCTGGCTGTCAAGCTGGGCTGGCCGCAGGCGTATGTCAGCAAGATAAGAAACGGCAAGATGGGTGTCACAGCCGAGCGGATCTTGAAGATTCACGACGCGACAGGCTGGGAGATCAGCCGGATCAAGGGGCTGCTATGAATACCAAGTTCTGCACGAGTTGCCAATGCACCAGGGAAGAGGCAGGAGGCATCTACAAGCGCGGCAAGACCACGGCGAGGTGGATCTGTAAGCCTTGCATCGAAAAGCGCTCAGAGAGCCCGTATCGCAACCACAGCGGCCAGATAACGCCAGAGGCGCATGTCAGGAAGCTGGCTGCGCAGCTGCGGTGGCGGTGATGGTGATCGCATTCTTTGGCGTGCTGCTGATGACGATCGGCGGCCTGATTGGATTGGCAGCGATGGCGTTCTACATCGGCCTGCTTGCAGGCGATAAGGAAGACGATTGGAAATAGGAGAAGAACAATGAGCACAGCATTAGAGCGAGTAATCGCGGAGCAGCAGGCAACCATTGACCGCATGGAAGTGACGATTCAATCGCAGTCAAAAACCCTGACCACCATGTGGAAGCAGCACGAGGATTTGTTCGAGGCTGCGGCAAAGCTGGCAGATACCGCAATGCCAAAAGCAGAGGACGAGGCCCAGGCAAAGGCTTATCACGCCCTGCGGCACAGCCTGCGTATGCAGCTGCTGAATACCGGGTATTGCATGGGTTGCTACAGCTTTGTGTGCGAGTGCGACCATGATTACAACTGACGACGTTGGCGACCGCTTTGCCCACCGGTTAGCGATCATGCTCGAGTGTTCGCTTTTGAGCCCTGAGAAGACATGGGATGAAGCGCACGCGCTGCTCGATGAGTACCGGCAGGCTTTGTACGAGCGCGACCAGGCACTAGGCATCCCGTATGTCAGCAGCTTTGGGAAGGATTGATGAGCGCAGCACCCGACAATGTGGTGCAGTTCCAGCTGCCCAAGAAGCCCAAGGTCAGGGAAAAAGAACCGGCACCGGATCAGCGCAAGGTCTGTGTCGTGCCGATCAAGGCGATCAGGGATGCCAGTCTGACAGATGCCAGCATCAGGGTATTGGCGATCCTCTGCAGCTACACCAACCGCGCAGGCATCACCTGGGTTAGCCAGAACCGGCTGGCAGCTGACATGGGCGTGACCAAGCAGGCGATCAGCAAACAGTTTGTCAAGCTGAAGGCTGCAGGCTACATCGAGGTGGTCAAGCGCGGGTTCAAAGGCCAGCGCTCGGACACAGTGCGCGTCGTGTTTGATGAGTCAGTCGATACAGCCACAGCACTGGCAGTCACCAGCCGACATGAAGACAACCGATCACCACAGTTGAAGGAACAAGACATGAAGAAAGAGCAAGAGCTGACACCAGATCCTGAGGGCCTAAAGCGTATCCAGGACATGATCAAAGGCGTTGTCAAACCCATCACACAACCACCACAGGAGTACCAGATGCCGAAGTCAGGAGACACCATCACAGTTGCCAAGATGAAAGCAGAGATTGCTGCAAAAAAGGCATCAAAAGAGAAGCGCATAGTCAACCCAGAGGTTGTCAATGTAAGGCCGCCACATAGTCAACCTAAAGCTGTGGATAAGTCTCACACTGACAACCATACTGACAACCAAGGGGTTGACCATAACCTAAAGAACGAAGGTATAGATAAAGTATTAAGGTTATTTTTAAGTAAAGGTTTTAATGTTTTAAGCAACCAAGAATCAATTCAACACATTGCAGATTCAACAACAGTTGCAGAACTTGAAACACTGATGGATAAGTTGTCAGATCGCTATGCAGCTGAAGGCTTGCCCTTGCCGACCGATGGCGCGATGTTGGCTAACGACTTGATCATGCTGCAATCGGATGAGCTGACGGCACGGCATGGCATTTAAACGCGATCTAAGGTACCTACAAGGCGCGATCAGGGTGCGGGTAATAGGCAGACATGGGTACGCATGGCAAACGGCTCTACGGGGCTGTAATCCAAAGTGTCCAAAGACCAAACGAACGTATGGTGTTTTGACGTGTCCAGAAGGCAGGGGGGGTAACGACGTGTCTGCATTGAAGCGATGCCAGCACGACCTGGCTGCAGGATCGATTGCGTTATCGATCTGGCATCATTCGTTGTAAAAAAGGCACCCTTTGCCCCCTCCCCCGTCATGAGCGCTAGCGGGGGCTACTCACAATTTTTCCCCACTTTTTTGTCTGGTGGGTTTTTTGCAACAACTTAGGAGATTAACAACATGGGATGGGAACATAAGCCGAACTTTGGCAGTGCGTTTATCAACAAGGAAAAGAAGGAGGATTGGCACGCCGCCTACCGTGGTGACGTCATGTTGCCGGATGGTACGGTGCATTACCTTGACTTGAATCCTGCGACCACTAAGGCGGGTGAGCAGTATTTCAAGATCAAGATCGGCAAGGTGAAGTCGATTGGCGCTCCGCCGCTGTCTACGCACAACCAGGCCAAGGGCAATGGCTTCCAGCCGCAGGCTGACGAAGAGATACCCTTCTGATGGCTGCAAAGAAACAATCCAACGTAGTACCGCCCCTGACCAACTGGGGTGGTACTCGCTCGATCCAGCGTCGGTTGGAGCGCTCAAACACCCTGATCCAGAACCGTGAGGCGGTCAGTTACGCTTTGCTGTGCATGGCCAACACCAAGATCACGGACATCATGACCTGGGATGAGGACGGCCAGGTCAAGGTCAAGGCTGCGCACCAGATTCCTGAACACGCCTTGCAGGCGATTAAGAAGGTATCGGTCAGAACTGACAAGGAAGGCAACAGTTTCTTGGACATCGAGCTGTACGATAAGGTGGGTGTCTTGCGGTTGCTGGCCAAGGCTTCTGGCCTGCTGGACAATCCTGACGAGAATGACAAGCCTAGCGTGATTGATGTCAACGTGGTCGCGCCAACGTCTGGCCAATAATGAGTCTTTGGAGGAAACGTGTCAAAAACGAAAGAGCAGTCCAGCAAGACGGTATCGAGCGAGGGGTTGAGGTTCGACTTCAGCGAGAGCCCGGTGATCTACGACTTCTTCCAGAGCAACGCCTTCGTCCAGGGCGTGATGGGGCCGGTGGGTTCCGGCAAAAGCTACGGTTGCGCTGCAAAGATCTTCAAGAAGGCGATTCAACAGAAGCCAAGCCCGATTGATAACATCCGATATTCGCGCTGGGCGGTGGTGCGAAACAGCTACCCAATGCTGAAAACCACCACCATCAAGACCTGGCTCGACCTGTTCCCCGAATCCACCTTCGGGCCGATGATGCACACCCCACCAATCACCCACCATATCCGGCTACCAGCCCGCGGTGAGGCTGCAGGCATCGATATGGAAGTCATTTTCTTGGCGCTAGACCAGCCAAAAGACGTTAGAAAGCTGCTGTCGCTTGAGCTCACTGGCGCGTGGGTCAACGAAGCGCGAGAGCTGCCCAAGGCGGTGATCGATGGCCTGACCCACCGGGTCGGACGCTACCCAACCAAGCGCGATGGCGGTGCCACATGGCACGGTATCTGGATGGATACCAACCCAACAGACGATGATCACTGGTGGCATAAGATGGCCGTCAAGGAAAAGATGACCGGCCAGTACGCTTGGAAGTTTTGGCAGCAGCCTGGCGGCGTGATCGAGGTCGATCCTGAACACCTGCCCGAAAATCCCGAGGCTAACGACCATATATTCGCTGCTGGCAAGTGGTGGAAGGTCAACCCAAAGGCCGAGAACGTCAACAACCTGCCCGGCGGCTACTACCAACAAATGCTGCTGGGTAAGAACTTGGATTGGATCAAGTGCTACGCAGGCGGTCTGTACACCTACGTCCAAGAAGGCCGACCCGTCTGGCCTGAATATGACGATTCCACCATGTCGGGTGAAACCGAGCTGTCGCTTGATGTGCCGATTCAGGTCGGTCTCGACTTCGGATTGACCCCAGCTGCCACCATTGGACAGCGTTTACCTAATGGCCGCTGGGTTATCCACCATGAAATCGTGACGTTTGACATGGGGCTGGAGCGATTCGGTATGCAACTGCTGGCCGAACTCAATGCGCGGTATCCACAGCACCAGGTCATGATTTGGGGCGACCCTGCCGGCATGGCGCGTGATGCCATTTACGAGGTGACTGCCTTTGATTTCCTGCGCACACTGGGGCTAAAGGCTCAACCCACTGCCAGCAACGACTTCAAGGTACGCCGAGAAGCCTCCGCAGCGCCCATGCAGCGCTTGATCGACGGCAAGCCAGGGCTGATCGTCAACCGCAACTGCAAGCTGCTGCGCAAAGCTCTGGCCGGTGGCTACCACTTCAAGCGCGTGGCGGTCGGCGCAGGCCAGGAGCGGTTCCGAGATGCGCCCAACAAGAACGAACACTCGCACATTGGCGACTCATTTGGGTATTTGATGCTCGGTGGCGGCGAATATAACCGCATGACAAGAGTTCACAACCTGGGCGGCAAAGCACCCGGCCTGACGGTGGCGAAGATGGACTTCGATATTTTTGCATGAGGTATATCTGCAATATAGCTTTATGGTTGCAACCTTTTGAAAACCCAATAGAAT